AGCAGCCATGTCAACGCCTTGTGGCAGCAACAGGTCAGCAGTGGCGAACGTGATGGCATCCTTGTGGTAGACCAAGTTCTGAGCGTACTGAGTAGAAGCAGTGCCCACGAAGGTCACAGTTCCACCAGTTGCAGGCAGCACATCAACAGTAGCCAGAGCGTGGTTGGCCGAGTACATCGGGGCAACAGTCACAGTCCAAGTACCAGACGAAGCGGTGGCATCAGCCAGAGCAACGAACTGGAACAGCGAACCAGTGGACTCACGGGTCTGTGGGTTGACAGCATTGCAAGCACTGACCGTGAACACGTCACCAGCTTTGATGGTGGTAGACACAGAGCCTTGTTCCAACAGAATGGTAGAAGCGCCTTCGGCAGTAACGCCTGGGGTCTTAACCAGTGTAGAAGCGGTTGCGCTACGTGAACCAGTGGTGTGCTGCTTGATCGACTGAGACATGTTGATCTCGTCAAAGCCCAACACGCCAGTGCCCATCATGCCGTTTTTGAACTGCTTGGAGATAGTGTCGGTCGGATTGAACAGACCTTTCATACCTTCAACCAGACCGGCGTTGGCCGCTGGGTTAACAGTAGCGTAACGTGGCGACATCACAGCAGCGTTTTCGTTCAGCTTCTGTTGGGCTTGGAGCAGCACCAGCGAAGTCGAAGGAGTTGTGCCAGGCGTGCCAACGGTGTTACCGATGGTTTTGTACGCATTGGCAACGTCAGCATCAATGCTGGAGGCCAACTGGCTGATACGCGGCTTGAGAACACGCTCTGCGAAGTCGTCCAATTGCATGGTCAATTCAGCAGATGTGAAGTTGACACCAATGTGCTTTTGGGTAGAAACAGCCAGAGTGGTGAACTGCTCGTTGTCGTCCTGAACTTGCAGGGCGGCGCCGTCAGTAACCAGAGCGCGGTCAGGCAGACGGATACGCAGTGTGGAGCCAATCTTAGCGCCTTCAACAGCAAAGCTGTCGTCATACTGGCGATTGACGTTGCGGGTGAGCACCAGGTTGTTCTCAAGAATTTCGAGAGCTTTCCGAGTGATCATGTCGATGGTAAGAATCGAGTTTGACATTTGTAAATTTCCTAAAAAAAGTTAGCGGATACGTTGTGCTTCCCACTTCTTCATCTGGCGTGCCCTATCAGCTTCAATCCACTGCGAGGCCGTCATGCTCTTAATGGAGCGTGGGTCTGTAGTGTCAAGTGCTGGCGAGCCAGAGGCTCGGGCAGTAACAGGCGAAATCGGCGTTGGCGCTGACGTTGTTCGTTTGACCGGGGGTTCTGCGGCCAATTTGGCCTCAATCTTCCCAATCTCTTTTGCCTGACCGAGTGGCGTCATACGTGCGATGCGTTCCGCGTCTTTGGGGTTAGAGCCGAGATAGTAAGCTAACTCAGGCCCAATGTCCGAAGACTGGATCGTTTCAGCCATCACGTTCGTGATCGGCAGTTTTGGGTTGTAGGCGACTTGTTCAAAGTCATCGTACTTGTCCCGCGCTGCTTCCTCAAGTTCCTGATAGCTTTCGAGAATAGCGGAGTGCTGCTTGGCGGCTTCACGCTTTGCAATCAGTTCTTCAGCCTTTTGTAACGTCAACGCTTCCGTGTACGCTTCGGTAGACTCAAACTGATCAGCGGATGCTGCGGGGGCGGCTCTCAGCGTCTGTTGTTCAGACTGACGCTGTGCTTGATCTCGTTCCCACTTACGTTGCTCTCTTGCGAGGCGTTTGCCAATAGCTGCGTCAAGTTCCTCTTGCGAGAATGTCTTAGCTGCTGCTTCTGGCGTTTCCGGCGTTTGAACATCAGTCGCAGGTGCAGCCGTTGCTTCCTGTTCTGGCACGGGTAGTAACTCCGCTGGTACTTCTTCTAACATTTATGAATCCTTGGATTCCTCGGTCAACCTGGCCGATACGGTTTTTACAAATATATCAGATATTTAGGCTAAACACTAATTTCAACCCAAGATAGTGTTTCCTCGCGCCATGCGTACCGTTTTCCGTCAATAGGCATTGGGATTGGAGCAGACCAAAGGCAAGTTTCCTCGCTCAATGTCCAACTTGGGTATGGCTGTGGTGGAATAAACGCATCACGTTGGCTGTCATAGGCATAGCCAATTCCAGCATAATTTTTGCGTAATGGCGTGTTGCCATTTGCATGAACACCGCCATGCGTGTTGTAAGAGGTCTGAACCCATCCAGCACCAAACAAGCCAAAGTCAATAACATCTTGCTCGGCAACGATGACCTTGGTAACAATTCCATTTTCAATTTTTGCAAAGTGCGACATTATTTTCCTTAAATTGGAACTAAGGAACTAGATGAATTGAATGTGTGGATAGTGTTGCCACCAGAAGTAGTGACTGTGCCGCCAGTAAATTTTTGCGAGCCAGCGTAAGAAACAATAACAATACCAGAGCCACCCGCGCCGCCTGTGCCGCCTGTGCCAACTCCAGCTAATTGACCATTACCGCCCCCGCCGCCTCCAGTGTTTGCGCTTCCTGCTGTTGCTGTGACATTGTTGCCAAGTGCGCCCGCGCCGCCGCCGCCACTGCCACCTGTACCCGCTGTTTTGGTTGATATTGCACCGCCGCCACCACCGCCAGCGTATGTGACACTTGAGCCAGAGATTGAGGATGCAGTTCCAGCACCGCCATTGCCAGCCGCTGTAAGCCCACCATTGCCCCCAACTGCACCCGCGCCGCCGCCTCCACCCCCTACTTGACCTGAACGATTGCCGCCGTTATTACCCTGGCCAACAGTTCCAGTACCAAAAGTTTCTGTGCCAGCACTATCAGAAGCACCGCCACCAGAACCGCCACTTCCCGCAGGAGTTCCCTTAAAAGAACGACCACCGCCTGTTGATGTAACGGTTGATAAAACAGAATCTGAACCATTTGTTTCGGCAGCGCCACCAGCACCAACTGTAACCGTGTATGACACTGTAAGAGTTAAGGGAGTCGTACCAGTAAGTAAGCCGCCCGCGCCACCGCCACCAGTAACCCAACTGCCGTTTGAAGAACCACCACCACCGCCGCCAGCAACGACTAAATAAGATGCACTAATAGCCCCAGCGCTAGTCAACAGGAAATTTTTAGCGGCAAACATTATGGTGTGTACCCTTGAGCAATCGAGCCATACCAGTTTGTGCCGTCAGCAATGAAGGTCAGGATGTCCATTTTGCCAGCAGTTGCTGTAATGGTTGGAGCGCCAGCCGTACCAAATTTTACGCCCGTAAATGTTGCCGTGCCGTTGCCAGTGGTTGCGGCCTGTTTAAGCAGCAGCACAAAAGACTTGCCAGCCGTAGCAGTTGGCATGGTAAATGTGCAAGCTGTGGACGCTGTTAGGGTCGCAGTCTGCACCGTGCCGTTGGTCAAAGCAATGGTGTTTGTGGTGGTCACTGTGCCAATGGCAACAACGGCCTCAACATAGCCGGTTACCGTTGGGTTGGTAAACAGGCCGTTAACGCTCACCTTGACGGTTGCGCTGCTTTGCACAATCGGCAATACCTCAGTGCCCGCAAGGGGAACGGACGCGCTCGATAGAGCAGAGATTTTCTTATCAGCCATTTATCACTCCAAAAGAATTAAGCCGCCATCTTCTTGCACCAGATTGTCGCCAATTTCGGTCAAAAGATTGCCCTGCACCGTTGCGCTGGCATACCCAGACAAAAGGGAAATAATGTTGCCAATACCAATGGCAACACCGTTTCGAATAGGAATGCCAAAGTAACTCATTGTGAGTTTATTGGTTTGCAGTAGATCGTGCCGCCAGTAGACACTTGGATTGCACTTACGCGCCACTGACCGCTAACGCTGGTGGGCACTTTAAATGGAATCGGTGTAAATGGGGGGATGGGTGTGCTATCTGTTGTAGCCGTAACACCTTCGCCGACCAACACATAGCACGCTTGGTCAGACCAGACCACAACGCCTTGGGGGCCAGCAGACCATGTGCCCGTCACACCAGCAGAGCCGGTGTACGAAATAGATTTGGCTGGAAAATTAGCATCTGCCAAAGGGTTTAAAAGTTCCATGATGTTTCCTTATGCCAAAAATTTCAATTTGTACAAAGTCCGCAGATAAATCTCAACGATATTATCTATCAACTGTTGTAGTGATGAGTCTGATTTATCGCAGACATTGTACCGAGCGCCTTCAATTTCAGCCAACGAGTCTTCTAAGAACTCAATGACGTTGCTGGTCTTCTTTGCCGAGTGCAAGGTAATCGGGCCGATCAAACCATAGCGGCCTTGGTAGGCTTCGGCAAAATCATCAGCCGCACCAACGATGCGATTATAAAAAATGTTGAGCGCCTCATGCTTGCTAAAGCTGCGGGTGTTTAAGTGAACGCTGTGCGTTACATCACGGGCTAGAAATAGCAAGCCTAAAAAATCAGCGGGTTTCATTGTGGCATTCCTTGTTCGGGTGGCGTCATCTCCATAGGCATAGATTCCTCACGCATCTCAGGCATCTGGTTCACTGTGTTTTGTGACTCCATCGCCGCAGCAACCACGCCCATCGCAATGTCTTGAATCTGCTGCTCAGTCATGCCAGCTTGCACAGCGGCAATGCGCTTGGTTTCGGCTTCGTACAGTTTGACTTGCGCCTCAAAGTCCTTGCGCTCCATGTCTTGCATCTCAATAGACTTGCCCACGTTCTGAATCATCTGGTGCATTTGCTCCATTTCTTGACCCATCGCCTGCATCTGCTGCTGCGCCATTTGCAATTCTGGATTGTCCTCACCATCGCTCATCAGTTTAGGGTCGATGGTCTTGGCAAAGCGTTTTGCCATCTCCTGAGCGCCCGGCCAGTCCATGTTCTTGACAAACAGATCGCCAGCCACTGCCCACAGACTAGGATTGCCTTGCAACAACTGGGCCATCGCCTCCAGCGCCTCTTGACGCTTGGTCGCGTAGCCTGGGCCGGTGGTAGCCACCACATCGTACTTACCAACGCCAGGGTTGTAGATTTTCTCCATCACAATGCCCTGCTCGTCAACGATCTTGTTGACTGGCTGCTCTTGGTCAGGGTTGATCTTGACCATCTTTGTCTCGCCATCTTCACCAATGATGCGGGCAATGCGCTGGGTGTCGTAAATCTTCGGGATCAAGTCCACAAGCTGACGGGCCACGTGCCGAACACCACGGGCCAAGTTGTCGCCGTAGTGGTAGGTGCCCACATCGCCCTCGCGCTGACGCGCAAGAATGGCTCTTCCTGAGCGTTCGTTGCTGCCCATGCCCAAAGAAGCGTTGTATTGGCCGGTTGTGGACTTAATGTCCTCCGATGCGCCCGCTTTGGCTTGCAGCAAGCCGCTAGAGGCCATCGGTGGCTGCGCCCTAGACGGCAGTGGCAAGACAGCGCCTTGGCCGTCTGTGACGTCTGGGTTGACCTCCAAATACGGCCAGTTGGTCGTATTTGCGGTTTTCCACTTGTCTTCGTAGCCTTCAAACTGCCCGCCGTAGCCGATAAATGGCGCTTTGGGGGCCAAGGCCAGCATCTCGGCTTCTTGCGAAACCCAGTAGTTGTACATGCGCTGGGCATCCTTGGCGTTACGCACCAAGCCCGACACGTATAGACGGCCATCGACTTCAAATTCGTTGCCAACAATGCGGATTACGGGGATGTATTTCCCCGCCCAATCACGTTCTTCAAGAATTTCATAGCCGTTAATCTTGCAGTATTTAACTTTGACACGATCAGATTCACGAGATTTTTTAGGTTTTCCATAAATTGCCTTAAATTGTTTGTCTTCGGGCGTGCCCTCAAAGGCGGTAATGTTGCCGGGGTACAGGTTCAGCGTAGCGCGGTCGTAGTCGATGTAGTAGTAGTCCGCAATACGAATCGTGTCTTCGTTGAGCCAGTTGCTAATCGACTGGTCGCCCACACCCAAAGATTGCAAAGTTGTAATGGGCGCTGCATCGGGGTACAAGCGCTCGTACTCTGCACGGGTCAGGTCTTCGGTAATAAAACAATACTTAGCGTCCGCACCAGTCGGGTCTTGAATCATTGGATCCATGTAGACCGAGAACGAGTTGCGGATGCGGCCAATCTTGATGTCTTGGTCAAAGGTGTTGTCGTCGCAGTACTCTGTGAGCAAGCGCAAGTAGCCTTCGCCGTAAGACACTTGGTTTTCGCAGGCCGTGTCGTAGGCCACATCAGCGTCCGAGATGTATTCAATGTGCCGGATCATGCCGTTGAAAATGTCGGCAACTTCCACATCAGCGTTGTCGTCCACGGGAATGACTTTGGCGCCTGGGCGGTTCTGTCGCTGGTCGTTTGTTACCTGACGCACGTGTTGCGGCAGCTTGTTGATTGTCAGGCAGGGCCGCGCGTTGATTGTCTGCCCTTGCACCGCGCCGCGAGTCGCCAGCACATCGGCGGGCCACTGCCAGTGGTTGTCGGGTGAACCGGCATAAAACTTCAGGTCGTCAATTTCGTCCTCACGCGACTCAGACAATGCCGATACGGCCATGTCTAAGCGCGCGCGGGCGGTAGCCAAAACATCCGCGTTGCTTTTGTCTTTAGCCGAACCGCCAACAGCTACGGCTGCGGCGGCGACGATGCCTGTTGGGTCTGCCATTATTTTTTCTTTTCTGCTTTACGCTTGACCGAGTAAGCAATCGCCACGGCCTGCTTTACAGGCTTGCCAGCAGCCACTTCGGCCTTGACGTTTTTGCGAAAAGCCTCGGGTGTTTTTGACTTGACAAGCGGCATAATTAAGACGCTCCGTGAATGATCGCAAAGTTGATTACGACAGCTTCGGATAAATTGCCACCGCTGATGTTTCGCAACGTAATTGTGCAAGTGCCCGCGCTCATGCTGCTGATCCAGCAGTTATACGCGCCCGATGTAGCACCGGAACTTACGTTCAAAATAATCACATCTTTAACGCTGATCAAGCTGTTGGTCAACGTAAAAGTTACGTTGGTCAACGTATTGAGCGTTGCGCTGTCTGTTGTGATCCGGCCCATGCTTGAGTTAAGCGTGACGCCAGTTGACTTGCTTGAACCTTGAGTTACCGCGCCTTGTCCGGCAAGAGCGTAGCCAATTTCTTCACTGGCATAACAAGTGGTGAACTCTGGGTCTATGTATGCAACGCCAGTTGCTTTGGTGTTAGACATTATTTTTTCTTTGCAGTCTTGGCAGACTTTACAAAGTCTTGTTTAGTAGGCGCTGCTTTGCTGCCAGGCTTGTTCATCTTTTCGCCAGAACCGGCTTTGATACGAGCCTGTTTTGCGTTGATGTTTGCATAAAGACCGGGTTTTGTAGCCATGATTAGCACTTCCATCGTTTAAGGGCTGCTTTAGCGCGTTCGCCGTCTTTGGCGTTGGCCGCTACGGCGCCCATTCTTGCACAAAATGAATCCTTGCGGCCTTGGTCTGCCTTGGTCTTGGGGTTTGGGGCTGGCGCCTTGAGGTTTGAGCCAGTCGCAGCGTTGTATTTCGCGCGCCCCTTTTCGGTCAAGCCAGCACCCTTGGATACGGGCAGTTTTTCACCGCGTCCAACAGACAAAGAAACACTTTTTTTCGTTGCCATCTAGCTTCCCATCCAAGATGTGTTGGCCGAAGTGTCTGAATACGTTCGGCGG